TTACCAGCCGCATCAAAGCCCGTCTGTAGGGCCGATGCCTGCGGACCCCAAGGGGTCGTCTGTTTGTTTTCCGATTGGGTCTGTGAGCTTCCCATAGTGTATCCAGAGTGGCCTCAGCTCCCCGTCGTTGCATGGTACAGCGTCAACGAGCGGCTCGAAGCCGAATAGTGTGATGAATTTTTCCCACCGAGCGTCATGGACCTGTGGGGAAGCGAATATCGGAGCTGTCACCACTGTGCGGAATAGCTTCCAGTGCTTCAGACAGTCCTTGAGGATGCGCGGAGACCACCGCGCCATGAAGCGCGCGTGGATGAATAACATGGTCGCCCCGTCGCAGGGTCTCCGCAACTCTTCTAGCTCACACTTGACGTACTCGTTCTCGAATACGGTGTGGTAAGCTACGTGCTCAAAGCCCGCCAGCGACAAGACGGGCCTCTAGTTTGCGTATCGCAGCATCCAGCGTGGAGATGGCGTTCGAGATGTAGGCCAACTCCTGCTGTAGGTACAGTTGGTTGTTGCCAAGCGTTGGCTGCGGTCGTGGGGTGTACGTGGAGAGCTTAGCTGCCGTTTTATCAACCATTACCGTCGTCCTGTGGTCTTGATGTCGAGGTCGAAGCCAGTCAGCGTGAAGGTGCGCCAGTCAGACCAGAGCACCCGGACAGCTAACCAACGGCCAGCCGCGTTCACGTCGGTCTTGTAGTTCACTACACCGTCGTATGGCTGATACGGTCCCCAGTTGGGGATGAGGTCGTTGGGGTTATCGGACGCACCGATGGAAATCTGTAGGCTGTTGCCGCCAGTAGTATCCACACGGGCCTGCGGGTACACGGTGCTTACGTTCTTGTAGTCGCGTAGGTCCGCGCCGAGTTCGTCTAGGTCGATACCGACCCGCTCGAACTTCACGGGAGCCGTTGCGTTCGCGTCCACGGGGTACGGGGCGACAGAGCCCGCGCCTGCAAGGTCGAAGGCGTACAGGGACGAAGTGAGATTGTAGGCAGCGTTGGTATCGCCAACACACACCACAATACGCTTACCGCCGTCTTCCTGATCCTGCCACGAGCCGCCCATAGCGGCCCAGGTTGGGACCACCGTGGCCCATGTCAGGATGTTCGAGACAGGGCCGTTGTCCGTGTTGAAGATGGACGGGAGGTCGTCAAACGTCCACGTCTGCGTTGTCATGTTGTAGACGGCCTGCCGATTGCAGCCAGCTACGTTACCGTAGGCAACTAGGGGGTCGCCGGACACATAGCCGAAGTAGATTTCGTTTAGCCGGGGGTTATACTGGACCCAGCAACGGTTGGCGTAGGTCTGGTTGAGCGTGCTGTAGATATAGTCGCGGACAACGGTGTCACAGAGGCTCTCTTCCGAGATGCCGTCGTGGACCCAGATGTCGTCAATACCAAAGCAGTAGTTCTTACCGTCCAGCTCAATCGTACAGTTGCTGTTGATTGCGCCCTTGGCATAGCTGAGCTTCGTGTAGCTATAGACGAACAAGGAGCCGTCAGCGTGCATACGATAGGCTTCGCGCTGCCCGTAGATAATCAGGTCAGCACCGAGCGAACAGGCGTCCATAATCTGCCCGTCCATAGCTTGCAGAATGTTCTCTGTAGCTAGGGTAGATGGGTTCGTAATGTCCCATGAGGCCGGAACGAAGTTGGCCGAGACAATCGAGGAAGTCTTGACCAGCGTGGAATAGACCGTGGCCCCCTTCGTCACGTTCAGAGCCACAAGCGCGCCAGCGCACTGTGCGACAATCTTACAGGTCCAAGTGGGGTCCCATGCAATGGTGGCCGAACCGATGTTCGAGAACGACAGCACGTCACCGAGGCCCACCGCAGACGCGGCGTTAGCTGTCAGGGTGACAGTGGAAGCTGTGGTGGACGATACAGTGCCGATAACGGCCGATGTAGTCACGTCCTTAACCTGCAAGCCCGCCGCGATAGTCTGTGGGACAGAGTTCGCAGCGAACGTCAGCACAGCCGAGCCCGTGCCTGTAGCGGCAGTCGTGGTCATATTGGGGGGAGCAAGGCTCTGAAAGCTGCTTGCCGTTGGCAACAGGTACCACGGTGGCCGGTCAGCCCTATTCACGTACACCAAGTTGCCGATAGTGTAGCTGGTCCAGAAGCTCTCTGCCGAGACAGTCGCGTAGCCTGCTGGCGAATAGAGCGTCTCGGTGCCGTTGTTGTAGTAGTAGATGTTCCCCGACAGATAGCCGATAAACATTTCGTTGTTGGTGTTGCCTAAGCCCGCAGTGAAACAGTAGCGGGGGCTAGCCTCAGCTAACGGCGATTTCACAGTGCGGAAAACCGGGGCAGGCGTGATCTTGTTATTGCGGAACCGGACGTTCACCCCGTTAGACCAAGTGCCTACAGGGAGCGCATAGGGGTCTTGGTCCGTGATGACGCCTTGGGCACCAAGGTTGCGTAGTCTAACGATGGGCATTAGTTAACCTTGAGGGGGGATGTAGCTGGCGCTCCAAAGCGCCTTTGCGCCCATGAACACGCCATACAAGGACAAGCCGATGGCGTAGGGCATCGTGACCACAATAGCTGCGCGCCGCAGCCAGCGGTTCTTAATGGTGTTGGGATGCGGAAATTTCATTACAGGGCCCTTATGCAGAACAGGAGGGTCGCGCTCTCAGGACGCGCCTCAGTGCCACCTTGGGAGGCCGTGGTGTTAGCGCCGGTCGAGGTGACAGTGTGCGAGTGAGAGCCAGCGGTGTAGGTCGTGTCGAGGCCGTTGGATGAGTTCACACGAACGCCTGTAGTGGCTACGCCTGTGGTGCCAGCCGCCGGGACGTTGCCTTGGAAGCCAGCGGAATAGTAGTTGTAGGCGTTTGCCACAACCTGCTGATAGGTGTGGGAGTGGCCGGGATCATAGATGCCCGCAGAGTGAAAGTGGCCCGGATCGGTGCTGGTCGTGCCAGTGACAGTGACGCTAACGGTGTGCGTATGCGCCGCGTTCTGGTTCGTCTGCAAAGTGCCGACAGCGCCCGCAGCTCCCGCACCATCACGGTGCCTCGGGAACTTGTCCATGAGGGGCGGGACGTTGAACGTAGTGCTACCGTCGCCTACGCCCCATGTGGTCCCTATTTTCGCGAACAGTTGCGCGTAAGTCGTTCTGGACACAGCCTGTCCGTCACAGGCCAAATAGCCCGTAGGAACAGAAGCCGCAGCGAACAGGCCGATAAAGCCAATATCGACAGTGCCTGTGCCAAGCAAACTACCTACAACAGTCTGTTGACCAGTAGCATTGCGGTAGAAGCCAGCAGTGATGTCTGCCTTATAGCCAATCGAGGGGGCACCAGAGCTACCATCAGGGACAGTAACGCTCTTGCTGGTCATTGCATCGCCAATGTCTGTTATCAGAACAGACTTGATCATGCGCATGTGGTCGTCACCTTGGTTCAGGCCGTCGCTGGACGCCGGATTGGTGATGACTAAATCTTTGATGTGAGTGGCCGTCTCTAACGGCATAAGGCCCTCCTTGGGGACACATTGGTAACCATTGGGTTACACAGGGCCCATTGGGCCTTTCAGGTGACAGTGGAAGATTACAGTGAACAGCTACTGCACCTTTCAGGGATGCAGCAGCAGCTACCAGACTTGGACTGGTTTAAGGGGACAGAAGATTATAGCTAGCAGCTAGCAGCTACTACTAACTACAATCTACTGTTCCCTAATGGGTACATCGGGATACTGGTTCCTGATACCCGATGGGTACATTAGTACCCTACAGATAGGGATTAGGGGGTAGGTAATAGGCTACTACTTATGGCCCAAGGGCTCCCTTGGGATACATTGGGTATCCTTGGGTTCCCTTGGGTTCAGTAGTACTCTGAGGGTCTATGAGAGGGCATCGTGGTCCTCTTTGCTGTACGGCGTTAGTACGTATCGCAGCTAAGTCATTGATATTGCTAACTTTTACTGTCAGAAATGGCACTTTTTGGGTCCCATACGGTACTGTGTTTTTTGGCCGGTCCCCGCCGCCCTGTGAAGTCGAGCAAAGGCCGCAGCTTTCAGCGCCTGGTTTTGAAGCCGGGGGGGCCGTTTTTTTCAAAATCGGTACCATGCCACCTATCGGAATGCTTTTTTCCCCGCTAGCTGCCCCCGCGCATTAGCTAAGTCATTGATATTGCTAGGGTTGCAGCGGTTAGCTAAACCGTCCGAGGCTTAGCTAGGGCCAGAGCGGCCGCCGTGGCTGTGCGCCCCCGGGGGCTGCCGCGTTTGTCGGAACGTAAGCAGTGCCCCCACAGTGGCCCTGCGCTGCCCCGT